AGCGTTCAAAAACACGAAAGACCAGATTAAACCGTATCAAAACGGATTTTCTATTTTCTTTACATTCATAAAGAATTTGTTCCTTGGATTGAAGAAAGTCTCAAACAACGACACTCTTCGAGCAATTAAAAATGCAGCGTTATTCATTGTATTGTTTAAGGTTATGCATGATGTGATCCATCTACTTGGAAATCTGCTTGGATCCATTCCGCATTTGATTAACGCCAAAGCTGAAGCGATTCAGAAACATGCTGAAGCAGAAAAAATCGATGCGATCGGGCATGTGATATTGTCTATCGCTGCACTAGCAGCTGTTGCGTGTGTTCTTGGAACCATGCCAGCTGATCGAATGTGGAGAGGCGTTGCTGCGTTAGGTGTCATTACTGGATTAATAATCGCTTTAGCTGTAGTATGCTATTTAATCGATAAGAAGAGCAGCGAGATTACAGCTGGGAGTCAGCACTTTGGACAGATCGAAGGTGTTGGCAAGAGTCTATTAGCTCTGGCCGGATCAGTCATGATATTGGTGATCGCGTTTAGAATCTTGGCCAAAGGACTGAGAGGAATGAGTCCCACACAAATCATATCTACGATTGGTGTGCTAGCAATTCTTTGTGGAATGATGGTCGGTGTTGCTTTCCTCATGTCTAGGTTTGCAAAAGTATCAAATAGCGAAAATATTGGCGGTGGCGTTGGCAAGAACGTATTGCTGATATCTGCAGCCATCTTTATTATGGTTCGCGCATATGACTCTATTGCGAGAATTGTAAAAGGACAATCTGCAGGTCAGATATTTGGAACACTTGGTGTTTTAACAGCTATAACTGCTTTGCTTATTGGCGTGCAACTTGCTTCCGCTGAAATCTCAAAACATGTCGGTGTTTCTAATCTGTTTGGGCTTATCGCAGTAGCGGTTGCCATCAGGTTGATGATTGACGCATTTCTCAAAGTTTCGCAGATGCCGATCAGTACTGTATGGAAAGGATTGTTGAATCTGATTCCTATATTTATAGCGCTTGGAACAATCATGTTTATGATGAAGCGTTTCGGTACTGATAAGGGATCAATTTCAAACTATCTTGGTATCATTGCAATCGCATTTTCCCTCAAGATAATTGTTTCTGCAGTGCTTGATTTGGCGAGTGCAAAACAAAGCAAATTAGCCGGTGCAACTCTTGCCATGATGGGTCTTATGGGAATGATGTCGGTTATGCTTCTTTGCGTTTCGTTTATGAATAAGCAATCAGGAAGTATTGGAAAAGGTATCGGAAATGCTATTATGATAATGGCGATTGCAGCGTCGTTGAGTCTGATTGCTGCAGCAGTATGTAAACTTAGTGAGATAAAACCAAATAAGTTGGCTCTTGCGACGACGGCAATGATTCTGCTCGGAACTTGCGTTACTCTCATGTATGTTGTCATGAACGTTATGCAATCATCCTCGATTTCCGGAGGGGTGCTGTCAATCATTCAGATTGTGGCAATTGCTGGGGCACTCTATGTCGTTGCGATGGCGATGGTTCAGCTCGGAGAGCTATCGAGCAATGAAATTGGGCAGGCAGTATTGGCGATCGCTTCAATAACTGCATGCATCGTAGCACTTACCGTTGTTGGCGCAATATGCAAGACGGCTTTACCGGCGCTCGTTGGAATGAGTCTTCTTGCTATTTCTCTTGCTCTCGCGGTTAAGTTGATTGCAGAGATACCGTTTGATCAAGGTATAGCAGCTGCTATTGGGCTTGGCTTGCTGGCAAATATGCTTGTCGTTGCCGTGCTTGGAATATCGGTTATAGGCACTTTCCCGTTCCCTGTAATCGCGAATGGGTTGCTTGGATTCTTGCTCGTGATTGGCGTTCTTAGCGCAGTATTGATCGCGATTAAAGCAATCGGAGATGCCACTGGCTTTGATATTTTGTATGAAATTGGAGAGGCAATTGGACACTTCGTTGCTGGTATCATAGACGGGTGCTTGGAGAAGAGTAAGCAGCTTCCGAAGTTTGCAGTTCTGTTATCTTCGTTCGCTGCGTCATTGTCAATGGCACTGACCACCATCAAATCTATGGGGGATAGCGGTGGACTTGATTCGTTAGGCTCGTTGGCGACATCTATTCTCAAATTTACAGGAGCTGAACTGCTTGACGGGATTACCAAGTGGATTACTGGCGGAAGTGGACTTGACAAGTTCGGTAGTAGTTTAACCGATCTCGCAACTGGACTGGCCGGTTATATTACGACTATATCTGGGCTTACGATTGATAACGACAAACTCACAAAATCAACGGACCTTCTTCAGATGGTGACCGATATTTGTGACAATATTCCAAAAGACGGTGGAGTTGTCCAACATTTTATGGGAAGTATCGATATCGATGGCTTTTCAACGGATATGCCAAAGCTGGCTACTGCTGTCGCTGGATATTGCAATACGTTGACTGGTGTGACGATAGATGACGGAGTGACCGAATCATCTGGAAAACTTCTTACGATGATCACAGATATTTGTGATGGTCTTCCGACAAGTGGAGGAATCGTAAAGGCATTTCTTGGGAGCATAGACATTGACGGATTTTCGACCGATATGCCAAAACTGGCTAATGGCGTAAAAGGTTATTGCGACGCTTTGACTAATGTTACTATTGACAGCGATATGGTCGATCGTTCTGGAAAACTTATTTCAATGCTTGCTGATATTGCAAGCGAGGAAATGCCAAAAAAAGGTGGCTTCTTGAGTTGGGTTACGGGAAGTAAGTTAAGCCTTGGCGATTTTGGGACTAACATGACCGGCCTTGCAACTGGGCTTAAGGAATATCTGACTGTACTAAATGGCAACGATATTGATCTCGATCAGTCTGATAAATCCGGAAAACTTTTAACCATGCTCGCCACGATTGCAAGCAACGACATGCCAACTACGGGCGGGTTCTTTAGTTGGGTTACTGGAAAGAAACAAGATCTTGGAAGTTTTGGCGACAACTTGTCTGATTTAGCAAAGGGGCTTGGTGAATACGTTGATGAAATCGGAAAACACTCATTCACTGATGAAAACGTAACTGCAGCTAGTACTGCGATTCAGACGTTGTCAAATATTTCAGCTGCATTGAAGTATCAAAATCTTGGAAACAGTAACAAAGATGGAGATCTTAAGAACTTTGCTGATGAGCTTGTTCCATTGGCTCAAAGTATATCTGAGTACTATACCATGATGGCCGACGTCAATATGGCAAAGTTGGCAGATGATGCCGTAAAGATCTCGAATATGGCTTCGTCATTGTCTGGCATTTCAGATATTGACAGCACAAAACTTTCTAAACTCCAAACCGCTATGGATGGCCTTGGAAGTCTAGATTATGGCGGTCTTGAGAAGGCCGCGTCCAGTGTGTCCAAGAACATCTCTGGTGGATTCGCAAATAGTGGAACTGAGATCTCTGACAGTGCAACCAAGATGATGAAATCAGCTAGATCCGCTGTTGAAGGAACTGCAAAGGACTTCCGTTCTACTGGTACTATGATTGCGGAAAAGCTGCTCCATGGTCTTGAAAGCAGGCATAGCGCAATCCAAACGGCTTTATCAAAGGCGTTGCTTACGGCAACAAGCAAAATCAGAGGGCTGTATTCTTCATTTAAAGATTCCGGCGAATACATAGCTTATGGACTTGTTAACGGGATTAATGCCAAGCAAGGTGAGGCGTATCGAGCTGGTTATGAGCTTGGTAAAGCAGCGCACCGTGGTGAAAAGGATGCCGTAAATGAAGGATCACCGGCAAAGGAACTTATCAAATCAGGTCAATTCATTGCGATGGGTCTGGTTATCGGTATTAAGAACTATGAGGATCGTGCGTACAAGGCTGGTTATAGTCTTGGGTCTGCTTCTTCAGATGGTACACAGAAAGCACTCGACGAAGCCTCGCAAAGACTTCAAAATGGGATCTCTGACACAATGCCTACAATCAGACCGGTGATTGACCTGTCGAATATGCAGTCAGATCTGGCTACGATGAACGATCTTCTTAATGCAAACAACATGTTCACACTGAACCCGAACATGTCAGCAGTTCGTTCAAACTTCAATTCAGCGCAAAGAGATGCGTCTAATCAGGATGTCGTTGATGCCGTGACGTCTCTTAATAAAACGCTCGGTGGAATTTCTGCAAATAACTATACAATTAATGGCATTACTTATGACGATGGCAGCAATGTATCTAGTGCAATTCAGCAGCTTGTATCGGCAGCTCGTTTGGAAAGGAGGGTGTGAGAATGGCAAAGAAAAAAAGCAAAAAAATTCCCACTCGAAGAGTTGTAAATTTGTCGATCACCCGCCTTGTCGGTACAAACGATTGGCGCGCAACATGGGGTTTTGGATATGCTAATTGCTCCGGGTTCGATATCACTTGGACCTATACAAACTATGCCGGACAGAGTAAAAACAGCGATCCGACAAGTGTCACAGTTGGCGAAGCGACTGCATCGTTGTCTGATACGACACTTAGAAATCTTAGAATAAGAGTTGTCCCAAGATGTAGCGTTAAAAAGGGAAAGAAAGGTTATTGGAATTCAGGCGCGACATATGCCAGCATTGTTCTTCCAGAAGATTTCTATACTGGAACACCTTCAAACCCGTCAGCACCTAGCGTGTCGATTGATGAAAACAACCGGGTCGTTGTTTCTCTAGAATATGCAGATTCAAGTGCTACTGTTGTCAAAGTTCAGGTTTGCAACCAGAATCATGATCAGATCAGATGGCTTGAATTTGGAACTAACGAAAAGAATGTTTACAAATGGAGCGATAATGCGTCGCCTGGCGTTGGCTATTGTGCAAGAGCGTTGTCCGCTAATCGTGCACATACATCTACTTGGTCCGGTTATTCGTCAATTGCTTATGCCCGACCGAGTAGACCAAGTCGTTTTACAAGTGTTTCTGCTCAGAAAGATGGAGTATCGGTAAAGCTCACCTGGGACAAATGCCCTGGGGCATCTGGATACACCATTGAGTATACGACTGAGCAGTCGTACTTTGATCATACAAGTGCAGTTCAGTCTCAGTCCGTTGGTGATACCAATATGGCAATCGTCAGCGGACTTGAGCAGGGCAAAACTTGGTGGTTCCGTTTGAAGGCTACAAACTCTACCGGTGACTCAGGATGGAGTGAACAGTCTTCTATTAAAATTGGAACCAAGCCGTCTCCGCCTACAACATACTCTGATACAACTGTATGTTACATCGGCGATAAAGTATTATTCAGCTGGGTACATAACTCAGAAGACACATCCAAACAGACCAAAGCACAGATCAGTGTGATGATCAATGGTCAAAATGAGAAACAGTTTACTGTCACCGGTGACGATTCAGCTGGGAATCCGATTACGGAATACCTATACGACACAAAAGATTGCCGGGACGGTGACAAAGTTCAGTGGAAAGTTCGTACGTGGGGACTGATCGACACACCTTCTGATTGGTCTTTAACAAGACAGATTCAGGCGTGGGCACCGGTCACTGTTGTTCTGGAGAATTTCCCGGAGATTGTACGATCGTATCCGCTGACGTTCAACATTGCTCCAAAAAGTGGGGTGTCTCAGTGGCCAATCGGATACAGTGTTCAGGTAACGACGATAAATGGCTATACGACAACTAACAAATATGGCGAACCAGAGAAGATTGATGCTGGAGAAAAGATATTTGAGAAGTACTATGACGTTACAGATAACCCTCTCAAATTATCTCTGAAGCCAAACGACATCGATCTGGAATCAACGTCAGTGCAGCTCACAGAAGAGGCAACCGGTTCCGAATCATATTCTAAGGCGTATCATTTGAAGGTAACCGTGGCAATGAGTTCCGGGTTGTCTGCTCAAACTGAGTTGGACTTCCCGGTTATATTTGATTCATCGGCGGAGCTTTACCCGTATGCGTATTTTCAAGTCGCAGAAGATGGCTATAGTGTCAAAATTCTGCCAGTATGCAGTACGGTTGATACGGATGCTGCGGTCACAAAAGACGAGTACGTCGAAGAGAATGATGCTACAGAAGGACCAATGGCACCGTCAACAGATCCAAACGAAGCGATCGGGGCTCCTATATCTGTTTATAGGAAGGAAGATAATGGAACTGAGTATGTTGCGATCGTGGAGGACTATCCGGACGATGGAGTAACAATATTTGTAGACCCGCATCCTTACATGAGAAGTTCTGAATATAGGATCGTAGTGGTCGACACGAAGACAGGCACTATGTCTTATCGAGACGTCCTGTTTGACGGCATCGAAAGCAAAGACAGATGTATCTTGATTCAATGGGATGAGGATGCTTCAGTGAAGCAGTTCCAGACGAATCAAGACACAAATGACACAGAGAACCCAACCGGTGGTTACGCACTGAGACTCCCATACAATGTGGACATCAGTGATACAACCAGCCCGGACGTATCAGCGGTCAAATACATTGGACGACGGTATCCTGTTTCTTACTATGGTACGCAGATCGGAGAAAGCGGAACTTGGTCAAGTGTAATACCGGCGGACGATACGGATACTTTGAAGCTCATTAGAAGATTGTCCATGTGGATGGGAGACTGCTATGTCAGAGAACCGTCTGGGCTAGGATTCTGGGCAAACGTCAAAGTATCTTACAACAAGAATCATAACGAAGTAACAATCCCTGTGACTCTTACAATCACAAGGGTAGAAGGAGATGTATGAGTATAGACTGGACCAAGTCTATGCAGCAAACATATGAGTTTTACGAGGTTGATCCTGGAACATGGCAAAATAAGCGTAAACTGAATATGTTTACGTCTTCTTCAATCGAACGGGATCTGGAGGCTGAGACATTGGGCTCGGCCTCTTTTTCTTTGACAGAAAACCTCCACGAATGTTACGTCAGGACATACCTCGTTGCAAATCAAAATGGGGTGAGTCGTTCGTTTCCTCTTGGGACACATCTTGTGCAGACGCCATCTGATTCGTTTGACGGCATCATGCACACATATTCGATCAATGGTTATACGCCGCTGATTGAGTTAAAAGAGTCCCAACCGCCTCTTGGATATTCTATCAAGAAGGGAACAAACATCCTGACGGCTGCATACCGACTTACAAAAGAGCATATGAGGGCTACTGTTATAGAACCAAAAACAGATTCTGATGCAGTACTTCAGGCAAATTTCGTGGCGAACGATGACGATACTTGGTTTTCGTTTATCAAGGATCTTTTGCAGAATGCAAATTATAGATTTGAAGTAAACCAGATGGGCGAGATATTGTTTGCACCACCACAGGAAACAGCATCGCTTCAGCCACGTTTCACATATAGCGACGATAACAGTTCGATTCTGTTGCCGTCTATCACAGTTGAGGGAGATTTATATTCTATCCCGAATGTTATAGAGGTTTGTTATTCATTCAAGAGCGGATACTTATATTCTCGTATGTCTAATCGAGATGAATCGAGTCCGATCTCTGTACAGAATAGAGGACGAGAGATCGTAAAAAGGATCAAAAATCCTGATTTGATGAGCACGAGTAGCCAATCAACGGTAGACCGATATGCCAAAGTACAACTTCAAGCAGCATCATCTTTGTCATACAAAGTCAGCTATGAGCATGGCTTCAATGAAGTGACGATTGGCGATTGCGTTCGTTTGGATTATGAACGAGCAGGTGTCGTCGGAGAGAAGGCAAAAGTTACATCACAGTCGATCAAATGCTCAACTGGCTGCACGATTTCAGAGACTGCGATCTTCACAAAGAACCTATGTGGAAAAATTACCAACGACTATACTGGAAAGGAGGCGTAAACCTTGAATCTTCCAAAGAATTTGATTAAGGAGTTTGCAAAGGTTACAAACGATTCAAAGAAAGAACCTTCTGAAGTATATCGGTATGGAAAGATCGTTATGCACGGCAGTAATCCATACATCAAGATAGATGGTGCTGATACTGAAACACCCGTGGACACAACCTGTCATGTCGATGACGGTGACCGAGCAATGGTTCTCATTAAGGACCATACTGCTACTGTTACATCGAACATTTCAAATCCAACAGCTGGATCCAAGCAGGTTGAGAAAATCGATAACTTTATTGCTGGTAATTTGACGACTGAGAAATTGGATGCTCGGTATGCTAGCGTCAATAATCTGAACGCAACAAACGCCAATGTAGAAGATCTGAAAGCGAAAGCGATTACAACCGATAACCTGAACGCGAAGCTTGTAGAAACAGATGCACTGAATGCTACGAATGCACGAGTAGCGACACTTGAATCAACGACTGTAAAGTCGGATGAGCTGAAGGCAAAGTATGCGACGATTCAACAGCTCCAATCCGATTATGCCACGATTGAAAATCTGACAAGTAATTACAGTAAAACGTCTGAACTAGATGCGAAGTTTGCAACGATCAACGAGTTGCATTCCGACTATACGAATACTGAAAATCTGAACGCAACATATGCCAAGATTAGTACACTTGAAGCTGACTATGCGAAGACGTCTGTTCTAGATTCTAAATTCGCAACGATCAATGAGTTGCATTCCGACTATATGAAAGCCAAAGATATTCAGGCTGATTACGCTCACGTTGATTTGGCGAATGTAACTACTGAAAGCGTTGGAACATTGCTTGCAGACAGCGGTGTGCTGAAGTCCTCAACGATCGTAGACGGGAAAGTTACTGGTGAATTGGATGCCGTAACGCTCAACGCAGACAGGATTACAGCTGGGACATTGACAGCAGATCGATTACTTCTCAAAGGGTCTGACAAAGGTGTTCTGTATGAGCTAAACAACAGTGGAGATTTGACGAGTACGAACGTCGATACACTGGATGGTGGTGTACTGACCGATCATACGATTACAGCAGACAAGCTTGTTGCAAAGAGCATCACATCAAACGAGATTGCCACTGGGACTCTTACGATCGACAATATGGGATCCCAGTTGAAAGCAGATATTAACTCAATCACTTCCAAGGTTTCCAAGACAGACTTCAATGGTCAAAATGTGGTGTCACTCATCAATCAAAGTGCTGACAATGTGACGATTGCTGCCAATAAGATCGATCTAAAAGGAGCGGTAACGATTTCAGACCTTGATTCAGACGTTCAATCTGAAATTCAAAATGCAAAAAATGCCGCGGATGGAGTTTTGGAAAAAGCAAATAAAAGAGCGTTTAACGGAGTTGACATATATATTCATTCGTCCGAAGGAACCGTGTTTAAGAATAGTGACATTTCAACGGTTATGACAGTCACTGTGTTCCATGGTTCTTTTGTCATAACGAATCAGTCACAATTAGAGAACGAATTTGGAACGGGGAGCCGTCTACAATGGTCGATGAAGCGGTACAGCGACGATGACTTTAGTGCTATTGATTCGACCGATTCCAGACTCTCTTATAACGGATTTCGATTAACAGTATCTCCAAATGATGTAGATCGATACGGGATATTTACAGTCGAATTGAATGCAGCAGGATAAGGAGATAAACGATGCCAATAATAGCAAGAGCTCAGGAAACGCTTGTCGACCTGACCGATGGATATTCCGTGATCTTGACGAGCGAAGCGTATACTTTTTTGGGAACTACAAAGCATGCGATAGCCGGAACATGTTCCACTGAAGTTGTTGCGATGCGAGGCGGCGACCAGATCCCATGTTCCGTGGATATTTCGAAAGCGACAATGCCGACTGGAATTACGCTATCGAAAGGCAATACAAGTTTACTAGCTCCTAAAATCATAATCACAGCATCCACAAACTTTGAGACACCAGGGGATGTTATTCTTCCGGTTTCTATTTCTGGTACGGATATTGTCATCAATAAACAGTTCTCAGTTTCGATCGCGTTTACGGGTGCAACCGGTCCTAAAGGACCTCAGGGTGTAAAAGGCGATACAGGTGCAACAGGTGCTCAAGGTCCTAAAGGCGCTGACGGTGTATCGCCGACAGTGTCTGTAACGAAGAGCGGGACCAAGACTACGATCTCAATCACCGATAAAACTGGAACACACACTCAAGTCGTTAACGATGGAACGAATGGTACTCCAGGAGCTAAAGGTGCTGACGGAAGAACGCCGTATTTCCACGTGAAATACTCGAACGATGGTGGTTCAACGTTTACATCAAATAGTGGTGAAACTGTTGGAACGTATATTGGTACTTGCACCGATTATAATTTGTCGGATCCGACTTCAGTTAGTTCCTATAAGTGGGCACGAATTAAAGGTGATACGGGTGCAACAGGCGCTCAAGGTCCTAAAGGTGCTGACGGTTCTCAAGGCGTCTCAGTCAGCAAAATCGTTACATATTATAAACTTCAGGCTAGCTCAGCATCCGCTCCTGCAAGCCCGGCATCTTCTACAAGTGGTTGGTCAACCACGGAGCCGGCATTCTCAGCTGGTTCAACAAATACTCTTTATACCTGTGAACAGAGCACATATAGCAACGGTTCAGTTGTCTGGGGAAGCGTCCAGAAGAGTTCGTCTTATGAAGCTGCCAAAGAAGCTTACAACAAATCGGTAACCGCCCAGAATACTGCGAACAGCGCCAACAACAACGCGAACGCGATAAAGAACAATATCTATGTTCCGAACACAACAACAATCAATGGCGGAAAGATCGCTACTGGTAGCATCAAGGCTGCTCAGATTGATGTTGATAATCTATTTGCTCAAACGATTAATGCGACCGGGTCTATCTCGGGAGCAGAGATTAATACGAAGAGGGGATCAATTGGTGGGTGGAGCCTCGGAAGCAACATCATCTACTCAGGCGATGCAAATTCCGGAACAAGTAGCGGAAGCGTTACGCTATCGACTGCTGATTTCACGAGAACAATTGGAGGTGCTTCTCGCGGTGGACTGAGGTTCGCGATGGGTTCGAACTTTGGTGTAGATAAAAATGGTGTTTTATACGCTAATGCAGCGGTGATTTCAGGGACGATTGAAGCGGATTCTGGTAAAATCGCGGGCTGGAGACTGGATTCAGACTTCATCTGGAAAGATTATGACGATGGCACGTATATCTATCGTCGTATGCTTTGCGGATCCGATAATCACGATTACCTGCTAGTAAAGAAGATGCTTAAGTCGAACAATAATATTGAGGAGTATCCGTTCTGGGTGCATAGAGACGGAGCTCTTCATGCAGAGGATGCTGATATTACGGGATCTGTAACAGCACGATATATCAACATCCAGGACGACATCAATATGTACAGAAATTCATATGGCGTGTCCGATGGACCGATTACGATGTTCCGATATGTTAATTCTTCTCAAACACAATCCGGAACCGGCGGATATCGAGACCTATATGTCGGAGCTGGGCAGCTTGAAAATCTGATATTCGGTAATTTCGCGTATAACAGCACAGTTGTATCAGCTAGCACTATAAGTATCGGTTCCACAAATATCCTCGGTGTCAATGACCTCTCATGTTATACGATTCATTGCGCTGCTATCGCTAATACCGGTGATATATGGACGGCAACGCTACATGCTTCATGGTTGATTTCTGAGATTAATGGTGTGCCAAAGTTCAGGGTGAATCCTAATGATGGTATTGTCGAAACGGGAAGTATCATTGATATGCACGGCTTCGGAGCTAACATTGACGCTGAAGACTACAATGTGCGCCTTTCGTATAACCAATATGGTGACGGGCGAGCGTTTAATGTGACTGGCGGGAACGGTGGTACAGAAACGGCGCTCGTGTGCTGCGCGCCTAGCGGAGGAAGAACCATATATTTTTACGCCAACGAATCGACAAAAGGGATTTATCTACAGGGCGGTTCTGTTGCTGGCTCCGCGATGCATGTGACTTCTAAGGGGCCACAGTGGTACGGCACAGTACACAATTGGTCTGATATTCGTCTCAAGAAGAACGTGACGGACACAGAGGTCACAAATGCACTCGATGTAATCGACAAGCTCAGGGTGCGCTCCTTCGATTGGAAGGCGGACGATTCACATCAGAAGATAGGTTTTATTGCTGACGAGGTCGAACAGGTCGACAAGGCTCTTACGACCGGAGGCGGTTACGACGAACAAGGAAATATATCTGCAAAATCGATTGACGGTTTCTACCTCCAAGGTTACGAAATCAAAGCCATCCAGGAATTAAAGTCTATTGTAGATAAGCTATCGAAGGAGAATGAAGAGCTAAGAGCGCTGATAAGCAAGACGGCTTAATAACTTCCAACAAACAGCGGGGCTGCAATATGCTCCGCTTTCTTATGTATAAAAGGAGAGTTTGATTATGTTAAAGAAACTGAGCAACAACACAATTGAGTCATTCGTAGTCACACTTAACAAAGAAGACAGCGTTTTGAAGACGCTGCGTATGCCGCATGCTCTCAGACAGGCTGTGAAGGTGAACCTTAACACGCTTCTCGACCGGGCGAAGGTTTTCGAAGAAGAGAGGAAAGAGCTTGTTGACTCCTACGTTGAAAAGGGATGGGCGACGGCAAATAATGATGGCTCTATTTCTGTCGGTAAAGAGCATATCGCCGAAGTGAATAAGGAACTCGTAGAGCTTGCCAATGTCGAAAACGAACTGAATATCGAGACCGTGAAAAAAGACATTATCGATAACGTGCTCGAGAACAACAGTCTTACACTTGGGGAAGAAGAGGTTTTTCTGTTCTTCGCAGATGAGAACGAAGACAAGAAGAACAACACATGAAAGGAGTGTAGATGCCAATTGAACCAATAAGGGACTGGGTCGGACTTATCACACAGCTTGGGACGTTGATCACTATGCTGTGGGCGGCAGGAAAATTCCTGAATCATCCGAACCAGACTCAAAATGAGAGACTTACACTGCTGGAGCGACGGGTAGACGTAATCGATCGACGATTCGAAAAAGCGGACTGCCATTTCAAGCAGATCGACAAAGGAAACGCTGTATTGTTCAGTTCACTTCTTGCCATCATGGATGCCTTGATATCCGGAGACAATAAGGAAGAACTGACGAAACAGCGAACCAAATTATACAATTATATTTCCGGTCTTAACGATGGAGGTTGATTATGGCAGATCTCAAAACAGTCTGGAAAGCATTAAAAGACGCTGGCATGACAGATGCTGGCACCGCAGGTTTGATGGGAAATCTCAAGGCTGAGTCCGGCATCATTCCGAATCGTCTTGAGATTCTTTGTATGCAAAGATACCGGGAGCGACTCGGGAAGACATACTCTGATGAGTCCTATACTGCAGCAGTCGACAATGGGCTCATTAGTCGTTCTGAATTCTTGTCACCGATGGGCAAACAGTATGGATACGGACTAGCACAGTGGACATCTCCGAATCGAAAAGCTGGCTTATACGACCTTGCTCAGTCGAAAGGGACTTCAATCGGGGATCTAAACACTCAGCTCGAATATTTGGTGATGGAGCTGAAGACCAGTTATAAGTCAGTTTATTCTGTATTGATATCCACGAATAGTGTTCAGGCAGCTTCTGATGCTGTGCTTACTCACTTCGAACAACCTGCGAACGCTCAGGGTATGAAACAGGAACGCGCGAATTACGGGTACCAGTACTATAACCAGTTTGCATCGAAAGGAGATGATCCAGTGTCTACTGTAACTGCTGACAAGATCCTTGATATTTACAGATCATGGATCGGATACTCCGAAGCAAATGGGAAGCATAAAAAGATTGTCGACCTATATAATTCGCACAAGCCGTTGGCACGAGGATATGCTGTAAGATATTCTGACTCATGGTGCGATACTTGTCTGTCAGCGGCATTCATTAAAGCTAATGCCGTAAATCTTATCGGCGGAACCGAGTGCGGAGTTGAAGAACACGTAAAGATATTTAAGCGTGCTGGAATATGGCTTGAGGATGGGACAATTACGCCGAAACCAGGCGATATCATCGTTTATAACTGGGACCAGAAGACTCAGCCAAACGACGGATATGCTGACCATATCGGGATCGTTGAATCCGTCTCAGGAAACACGATTACGACAATCGAAGGCAACTACAAAGACGCTGTTGGAAGACGTACAATTGCTGTCGGCAACGGTCAGATCAGAGGATACGCCAGACCAAAATACGCAAAATCGACCACAAAAATAACTACAAAACCAAACGTAGAAAAGAAACCCGCAAAATCGACCAATCCAACAGGACCAAGCAAGAAACCAAAATGGGTCGGAGCATCCAAGATTAACGGTTTGAACGTTCGAACTTGGGCAGGAACCGAATTCAAGAACATCATGGCTTGGCCGAAGCTGAATAAGGGCAATCTGGTTGATGTCTGCGACACAGTCAAATCAGCAGCAGGAGAAGACTGGTATTATATTCGGATTGGTACGTACGTATTCGGGTTTGTCATGGCAAAGTATATCAAGAAAGTGTAATAGCGATGAAAGCATGGCGAAAGCTTACTAAAACAAGATATTTGAAGATTGTAGTGACCGGGCTCGTTGGCTCGGTCATTCTTTTTACGGTACTGATGATCGTTTGCTATTTCTTAACCGGTAGTGTTCCAGATTCTCTTGTAGAAAACTTCTACCGTTGGTGCGGCGTTGAAGGTGGAGCAACGATGATTATCGAGGTAGCGGACAAGATATTCCCCGACAAATCCAGAAAGAGAAAGGATAATAATAATGAAGAAAGAGGATCTGATTCGGAAGCTGAGCTCTCGTAAATTCTGGGCAATGCTGGCATCACTGGCAGTCTGTATATGCGCATTCTTTGCGCTTTCGGATGTAGACGTAGCAAAGATCACAGCGCTGATTGGCGCGTTCGGTGATATCGCGGTATATATGCTGTCTGAAGCGCTTGTCGATTCTGCAAACAGCACGAAGAACACGATCGTGACAGAAGAGACCAAGGCGTTCAATACACAGATTCACAAATCGTTGAACCCGAACGAAAGCTCCAGAACGACGATTAAGGGCGTTACGACACAGGAGGATGCGGAATGACGTTCTTCCTAGGGGTCATTGGAATTGCTATATGTACATTCGGAATCGTAGCTGATGCTGCATTTCTAATCATGACAGCGATTAAGCACACAGACGACAACCTTCTGTGATATTTTGGTATGGTCAATACAAAGGGATTGCTGAAATATGCAGTCCCTTTTATTTTTCGTATACATATCCTACGTTGAAATCAGTGTATAGCATTCCTTGTGGAAAAGATTCCTACTATCGATGCTATCGGAAGTTCTTTTATATTTTGGACAGACGACGTGGCTAACCGCAAAAATTACAATCCGTATAATGAGAGCTATTGTAATTTTAAAGGAGGTTAATAAGATGAAATTGATTTGGACCATTTTAGTATTAATGATAAGCTTTGCGTTGGTATATGCGTTTATAGGCGCTTTACTGGCATCTGTATCAGGTGTCGGTAGTGTCTTCACGCTTATCGGCGTGGGGGTTATCGTTTGTCTCTTATGGGACAAATTAAAGAAGTAACACTGAATTATTATAGGTAACTGGGAAGAGGATTAGACCGATTTACAAGGTCTATCCTCTTTTCTATCCTCTTTTCTTTTTATATTTCAAAAGGAGGACCATCATGTCACAGAATTTTGTATTTGCAATCATCGTTCTTGTAGTCTTTGTCGTTGCCTTCTCACTTGGATGCATTGTATCGATTGTCATTTGGAAACGCAGACACAACGCAGGAGACCTGGTCATTAACCCCGAATCTGAGAATGGATATTTGGAGGCAAGGTTCTCGATGCCGCTTGGAAAGATCGCGAAAACGCCCTGGATAACACTTCATGTCGGAGTCGCAATCCTAAATGATTTGGATGATGCAATTGAGCAGTAATTACAAGTCCTATAACGACAACACAACTATTTATATTTTTGGAGGTGAATTATGGATGACGATGTGAGGCTGTTAGATGATCGGATCGAAAGCGATATGAGGGCTTTGAACGATCTTGAGTATGGTACTCCCGAGCGCAAGGCGCTTGTCGAAGAAATCAACACGCTTACCAAATTAAGATTAGAAAGGGTTAAGAACGAATCTGACCGAGAATTTCAGATATCGAATTGTCAAAACAATATCGAGATTCAAAGGCAGAATCGTAAAGCCGATCTGATCGGAAAGATTGGTACTGCGTTAATTGGATTCATCGGCCTGTGCATTGGCTACGGGCTGAAACAGAAAAATCTTAAGGACACGTTCCGGTTTGAGGAAACTGGTTCGATCACATCAACAGCTGGAAAGAATTCTGTGAGGGATGCTCTGGACAAGTAATAGGAGGTGAGTCAAAGAGGGAGATTTTTACAAGGTCTCCCTCTTTTTCTTATGCGATATCACTTTAAACCAGACTCACTATATGGAGTCAGCTATGCGTCGACGTACATATGTGACCATCCCAATATAGGAGGCGCTGATGAAATTTTATGGTTTTCTGACATCCGTAGGATATTACGGACGTCTGTCAAATGGTAACTACATGCTCTTCTCAACTGAAGGAGAGTATGAAGATTATATTGCAGATTACGAAGGAGGTAACTGCGTATGAAGAAATGGGTACCGATAGTGTGCTCAATTGCCAGCAGCGCTGGAGTCGTGTTAACAGCATATTTCTCTGCCAAAAACACGATAAAAGCGATCGAACTGGAGAAAGAGCGAGAAACAGAGCTTGATCTGAAGGAAAAAGCAAAATGCTATATTCCGACGATCATCACGGTAGCAGCAACAATTGCTCTGAACATCACGAGCGGGAAAATGTACCGATCCGAAGCAGCAGCACTTGCCGGAGCATTGGCGACAATTAGCGCGAGGAACAACAACTACCGAAATGCTGTGAAACAAAGAGATCCGGATCTTGACCGTGATATTTGCGAAGACGAAGCTGTACGGGCGTTCGATTATTCTTCGATCGACACAAATCCAGACGAGACTTGGTTCTATGAACCGACCTCACAGCAATGGTTCAAGTCAACACTCGTTCAAGTGCAAGACGCTCAACTTGCAGTCAATCGATTATTCAGTCAGGGTGGATGGGTTCCATTTGGATATTGGCTGTACTGCCTTGGACTAAAACCAAAAAAGTCTGATTACGAAATCGGATGGAGTGCTGAAGTCGCTGATGATTGGTCAGACGCTTGGTTTATTGACGTTATGTTTGATATTCACAAGCGTAAGGACAGCGATAAAGACTGCTATGTAATTGGCTATGGCTGGGATCCAGGCCCAGAAGATTCAGATGAATATGCCGATATGATAGAGCAGCAACCCTGGTATCAGGCGTTGCAGGAAGATATGGCGAACTATAAGAGAAAGATGGAGGATCCAAATGAATAAAAGAACACTGGCATGGATATTCGTGATTATTGGGACAATTGTCGAGGTAGCAGGGGAAATCATGCTTCATATCTATAAGAAAGATAAGGAGGTGTCCGCATGAGCGCAGTAACAGCAGTTGCCGAAAGTACGGGGTATGCCGTCAACAAATTCTTAAAGCGGCATGGAAACGCTATATCAATTGCACTTGGTGTTGGAACTTTGCTTTGGGCTGGGGTCGATGCTGCTATGAACTCGACACCGAAGGCTCTCGAACTCCTTCACGAGGAAGTTGTGAATGAAACAGACTGCGACATGCATCTGAACGTGCAGAATCTTCCAGCAATTGTAGGTCCAAAGAAAACCGTTGCGATTACTTGGAAATGTTATATTCGTCCGGCTATTGAAGCAGCAGCCGGTGTAACGATGATTGTAATTGGTGTAAAGGGTATGCGGAAGGAGTTTACGTCTCTGTTCGCAGCTTACAACCTTGTTGATAGACAATACAGGGATTACAGGACCAATGTCCAGAGCGTTCTTACAGAAAAGCAGACGAAAGCTATTGAGCAGAGTACTGCAAACGAGGCTGTTCAGAAGGCGCCACAAGTCGATCTTGTAGAATCATCGTCAAAACAGCTGTGCTTGGATCATTTGACTGGCCGTTGGTTTTATTCAACAGAGAATGACATCTATCGAGCGATCAATGAACTCAATAGGGAGATTAACCAGCAGACATTCGTAAATCTGAATTCATTTTATGATGCGCTAAACCTCAATCATAATGAAATCGGGAATGACCTCGGCTGGAATCCAGACATGGGATTGGTTGAGCCAATGATCGATGTGGCAAAGATTGACGGGAAAGATTGCCTGGTAGTCGGGTTCTACAATCCTCCGAGATGGGATTACCAGAACTACTATGGATAAGCGCAGGATTTACAGGTTATATAGTGAAACAACACTGTTTAATTTATTATATTTTGGAGGTATTGAAATGGAAGACAACATGACGACCACAACCGAAGAAACTGTTGACGAGACAACGTCTGCTGGACTTGATAAGTCCACGGCACTTGGGTCAGCTATTCTTATCGGAATTGGCGCAGCGGGAACGTTTGTGGCAATGACGGTGAAGAACAAGCTGATCGACCCGTGGCTTGCAGGTCGGAAGGCATTGAAAGAGCAACAGAAGGCTGAGGCACCTGTGAAACCGGAAACAACACCGGCCAACAAGAAGTAACAGGTTGATCGATAAGAGGGAATCTCAATTGAGGTTCTCTCTTATTTTTTTTCTTCACGGAGGAAGAAATGGACGAGAAACGAACAGAGAAAGTAGTAAAAGGAAACGTTGAAGTCCGTAAGAAAACGCCTGTGGATGGATTGGCAGATGCCGCAATGGATATTCTGAAGAACCGGTTCATACCGGTAGCAAAGCAGAATATCGCTGATGCACTGACAAGTTTCGTACGGACTGCAATCACCGGGTCAGACGATCGACCAAATTCGAGACGTAATACGTGGGACAACTACGATTACGGACGTAGATACCGTGACGATTCGCCAAGAAGCTGGCGAGACAATCAGGCGAGTGATTACAGCTACAATGATATTTCGTTTGACACAAGAGCTGACGCTGAAGA